TCATTGCAATAAAATTATTATATTCATCAAAAAACATTGCAGTTTGTGTTGAAGTAGCCAAACTATTTAAAACTTGTGCAACGTTTGTATCAGGACCAACATAGAAATAAGGAATGATTGGGTCTGATTCTCCTTCAATTCTTTTATAAATGTAGTTGCTAAAGCCAACAGAGTCTAATAAAATTGATATTGCATAACTAATAGAGATATTTGTAAGAAATAATTTTGGTGCTGTTATTGATTCAAAATAAAAATAAAAATCTCTTAACTCTAAGGAGATTGTTCCTCCAGTTATATCTGCTTGTGGCATTCCCTCTGCATATAATGTTTTAATTGGAACGCTATAATTTTTATTACTTACATTCAAAAACGTTTCATAAAAATTAAATTTAACATTTTTGGTAACATATTTAGCAATAATACTATTTGTATTGTTTTCATTAAAGGCTTGATCCTCATCAAATATTGATATATTTCCAGTAGAGGCCAATAATTGTCCAACTGGTAAAGAGCCATTACCAAGATCAGACAATTGTTTAGTTATAGAGTAGTTAATAGTTTTATTCGACATATTAGCAACTAGTCTTGGAGACATTTCAATTAAATCAAAAGTAGCCTCATACTTGTTCATTTGTTCTGCAACAATTCTTATACCTTGAATATATTGAAATTCACGATATACTGTTTGATTGTTTTTAATAAAATATTCTGGAGATGTAAAATCTGTAACAAAATTTGTTTCTTTGGTTAAGTCTAAATTTGTTAATTGCCATCCATACTCTGGCACAAATGTATCGTAAACTTTTGTTGTGTCGTTCCATACATAATAAATTCCTTGATCTGTTGCACTTGAAGAAAGCAAATAGGCATATCCATCAATCGATCTTGTTGGTAGTACGGTAGTAGAAGTTATTTTTTCAACATGTCTAAACCTAGTTTTAAAATTAATTGGAACAATTAAACCATAGGATAATTCTACATAACCATCTTCTTTAATTATAGGTGTTGCATCATCTCTTAAAGAGTTTGCATTAAAAGTTTTTCCTGATATCCAAGAATTATTTACTAAATACTCAATACGCCAAACAATAGGAACTTGCTTGTTTTCATTTCCATAAAGTGGATCTGCAATGGAAGTTGTAGCGGTGTTGAAAGGACCAAGATCTTTTGTTCCAACATGTGTTTGCATTTTGACAACAATTCGATTTGCTGGAACTGTTTCTTTATATACTACAAATGGTGCAGCATCTTCAATTGGGTATTGATTATTTACAGATTTTTTTGATATACCCCGTTCTGTTGTAGTAAAACTTGTTGCGTTTTCTTTTTCTGTTCTAAACGATGTCCAATATTTAAACTCATCATATCGTGATCCTATATAGTATCTTGGTCTTTGTGTAAAAAAACTAGTTGCTCCAATAGTAGAATCAGCAAAAACTTGGTTATTAATTAAATTAGTATTAAAATTATGAAGATATCTTCCTTGAATATAAAACGCTTTATTAATTCCTGATCTTGGCCGAAATGGTTTAAGACAATCTTCTAAAGAATAAAGTCCTGCATATTGCTCTTTAATTGTTGAAAATAATGCTGGCTGGTCACTATTATTAAAACCATTATCAACAACTATATCAGCATCTGTTGCTCCCGTATATAAATTGCCAACATCATTCGCATCAAATGAGAGTGGTGCTTTTTTTGTATCTCTATTTCTATAATTTCCTAATTTAAAAATATTATCTGGAACATTCATATTCCACTCTGCTAAAATAGTTGAACGGGTTTCAACTGTTGTAGAATTTTCTAAATGGGTTTTTAAGTTTGTATCAAGAAACATCTATACTTCTTCCATAGAAACCGACACGTTCCATAAGTCATGATTGGTTTGACCACGTTTTGTAACGGTATATGAAAAATCAGAAATATAAACCTCAACAATTTCAGTGTATTGATCTAAATGTGCATATCTACTATCGGTTAAATCATCTGCAAAGTTATTAAACTTATCATACGATAGAAACATCCAAAATGATCCAGTATGGTTCTCATACCAATCTAGCATTTCTACACCGCCAGCACCCCCGTCAGCGGTGTATTCTGACCCTTGTGTGGTTATACCAGTAGAGTCTACCCAGTCTGGTCTTCCACTATAAGATCTTGAAGGTATGTCACTCCAACTTGTGCTAATTGTATTTTTATCGGCAATATGAAAAGATCTCATGTTTCCATTAATCATTCTTTGTCTTTGTTCAATTCTTTCTGTTTTAAAATCTAATGGTGCTCTGTTATGATCAGATAAAATTAAAAATTTATTTAAATTTGTAGTGGCAGTTGTGTATGCTCCTACTTCAATTCCTTCTGGTACATAAATTCCATTTTGTAAAGTCCCTGGATTTTCTGACCAAATAATGGCTTGTGGTCTTCCAAAACGTTTTCTTCCACCCATATATGCTGAAGTAGCCATTAGTAACCCCTAATTCTTTGATTTTCAATCATCTTAATTTGATTGATAACTGTTCGTGCAATATCATTTGGATTGGCATTACTGTTAGAAACATTAACGCTAAGGTTATAATTATACAGGGTTTTGGAATTATTTACTTCTGTTTGTGATCCACCAAGATTTTTAATAGAAGACATTGATTCAGGGGTTCTAAATGTTGGAGAATTTATAGCACTAAGTAGTGGGCCAAACTTTTGTGTCGCATCTTTATTTATAACATATTCTCCAGGAGTAAGCATTGCTGGAACTGTATCGGTTCCACGAGCCAGACCACCAGATGCCATATATTTTCTAACCATTCCGCCCATATTCATTTTTTGTGCAGGTGCTGGCTCTGCATAAGGCATTCTTACCATACCACCCATTGCCATGTATTTAGGAACCATTCCTCCAGAGTTCATTGGAAGACGTAAGTAGTTAAGTGGGTTGTAAGATGATGTTTTAGGGGCAACTTTTGGAGTTGCAAGTGCTATTTTATATGCATTATTGACTATTTCTGCATCTTTTGCAAGTTGTGCCTCTCGGTCTTCTTGACTTTTTCTTGGAACAAAACCTTGAGTTTTGTTTATAGCATCTTGTCTAAATTTTTCGTCAGCAAGAAATTTTTCTGTTGCTTTAGTCTCAGCATCTTGATTAATACCAGCAAGGACTCCTGGAGTTCCGTCATTAACAGCATTTGAAATAGAAACGTTTTTAACATTTTGTGCTGCTGCTGCTTTTGAGGCCTCATATGCTGCTGCGGCTGCGGCTTTATCTGCTTTTTCTTTTTCTATTTGATCAGCATATCTTTTTTGCTCTTCTGCTGCAAGTTTTGCTTTTGCTGCTATCATTTCATCATTTGCTTCTTTAATAGATTTTGTTACACCAGTTAATGCAAGTATTGTTGATTCAGCATCTCCTTTTACACCTTGAAGAATTTTGCCAAGGAATTTAGAATCATTTGGATCAATACCCGCTTCTAATGCCAACTTAATAGCACTACCTGCTGCTGCAATTTCAACTCTTGTTAATCCTAAAGTATCTTTAAGTGTTATGTCAAGTTTATCTTTTGCAAGTCTAATGTTATTTGTTATATCACTTAAACGATCTGCAATAATTTTATTATCTTTTTCAATTTGAACTCTAGTTAATCCGTTTGGAGAAGTAACAGATTCAAGTGCATTTGTTTTTGCTTTTTGCAAGGCTTCCATTCTTGTTTTTGCAACTTGTTGAATTTTTGCATTTCGGTACTCTTGCATTGCACTGCTTGCTGCACTAATATCTCCCTTTGCAAGTGCATCAGCAATTGACATTTTTGTTGAAATAAGTTGATTATTTTTTTCAGCAAGAGCATTGATCTCTTCTAATGCTGAAATCTGTTTATCGTAAGTTTCATTTATTTTATCTTCTTGTCTTGAAATTAAATCTAAATTATAGTTGTTATCATTTTGTTTTTTCTCTAATTGGGATTGTTCAAGAACATATTGATTTTCAATTAATTTTTCTTGCAATGCCACAAACTTTTCAACTATATTAAATCTTGCAACCTGTCCATCCATCTCATCCATCAATGCTATTTTTTGAGCATTATCATATTGTTTTTGTGCTGCAGTTAATTCTTTTGTTTGTGTCAATAATTCTTTAAGTTGGGCTGGGCTAAGTTCTTTATTTGCAATAGCAAGTGCAATGGTTTGATCACTTGCTAACTCCATAGCCTCTGCATAACTAAATCCAGCACCACGTAAAACAGACATAGCGCCTACTTGGTTTTTAATTTCAACATTACTTCTCATAATGTTTTCTTGGTATTCTCCTAATTTTGCGGCAACCATACCCCTCATTAAGGCTTTGCCATTTTCATTTAATACTTTTAAACCATTTGCACCCTTCTCTATAAATACTTCAAGATCTGTTTGTAATCCTTCTGGTCCTAATGAATCTACAAAATCTAAAAATTCTTTACTTACTTTTCCATCTTTAAGAAGTTGCTGATCAATGCCTTGAAATTTTGTTAAACTTATTGCATTTTTGCCAGACATTACTCGTTTTAATTCTTTTAATCCTTCTGTAGCATTAATTGATCCATCTTGAACAAGTTTAAGTCTTTTAAGTAAATCATCAAGGATTGTACTTCTTTGTCCAGAGCCATCTTCACCTGCTCCTGGTTTAAAAGGTTTAGTGTTGTCTACTGAACCAGTATCTACTAACTGCTGTGCTTTAAATGTAGCATATTGAGCCTGTGCTTCGGCTTTAGTAACTAATTTTATATTTCGTATATAACCTTTGGGATCAAACTTTTTATCTTTTGCATCCCCTCTCAAAGTTCCCACTTTATTTTTATCAGTTGTCATTCCTTTTTCAGCCATAAAATTATTAAAATCTTGACCAGTTACATCAATAGTTTCTGTTGTAGTTACTAATGCTGTAAGATATACTTTCTTTTGTTCATCTGGAAGTTTATTATAAAATTCTAAATCAGTGTTTAATGCTTTTAATGTTTCTGAATTTGCTCCTAACAATTCTGTAGTAACTTTCATATTAATCTTACCTTTTTGGTTTTGTATCTGCGCTATTGTTTTTTGTAAGTTAATAGCCTTCTTTGGATTTTTTTCTAGGTAATTACCAACAATTTCTAAATCAACAACAGTTCCAGTTTTTCCAAGCATTGCATAAAAATCTATAAGTTTTTGTGCTTCATCAGGAGTTTTTGCTTCTGCTACATTCAAGACTAATTGTTTTTGTATAGCGTCTAATGGTTTTCCTGTGCCTTTTTCAGTAAACATAGAAGCAACAGCCATGCTTTCGTTTGCAACAACTGCACCAAACCTTGTTGTTATGTCCATAAATTTTTGTGCACCTTTTTTATCTCCAGTAAACATATCAACAAAGTTCAGTGCTTGCATTGGATCCATCTGACCAGAAGAAATTTGCATGTTAATTAAATATTCTTGTTCTTTATTTAATCCTAGACCTGTTATTTGTTTTACTGCTTCGTCAGCAACTGGTGCTAAAGCGGTTCCTTTATATTTTTCTTTTGCAGCGCTTACTGATCCTTTTAATAATAAATCTTGTACTTTTCCTCCACTTGCTTTTTTATAAGAATTCATTATCTCGGTATTAAGTGATGCATTTGTAGCAAGCAATTTTATTCTTCCGGTTTCATATTCTAATCTTGCTTTATCTGCTTCTAAAAGTTTTCCTTCTGATTCAAGTAATTGTATCTTTTTTTGATTTTCAAGATCATAAGAATCTAAAAGTTCTTGACCTTGTTCTAAAGCAATTTTTTGCATTGCAACTGATGCTCCCGTTGCTTTTGCAATTCTATCATTTCTTTGTTTAATTCCTACCATTGCTCCAATACCAATTCCAACAAGGGCTCCGATTGCTGTTCCTATAATTGGAACTACAGCAGATCCTACTCCTGCACCTATTCCTGCGCCTGCGGCGGCTGCGCCTGCTGAACCAAAACCTAAACCAATCAAACTCATTGTTCCTGCTCCAGCAATCGCACCTGCACCTGCACCTGCTAATCCTGCACCTGCTGCAATAGGCAAATCTTTATTTTTAAAAGTTCCTGAAGCATTTGCTGCATTTGATGCAATATTCATTCTAGTTTTACTATCTTGAATAAGTTGTGTTTTAATTGTTAAAGGATCTTTAATAAGGTTTTCACCTTTTGATCCAAATAAATTAATTAATTTGCCGTTTACAGTTATACCAAGTGCTCTATCACCCATTGCCTCACCAATGTTTGCAGCAACACTTCTTGCTTGTTCTGGTGTCATAATTCCACTAGATATTGCTGTTGCAAGTTGAGCAGTTAATTCACTTTGTGCAAGTTGTTGCCCACCTGGGCCACCATCTTTTATTCTTTGTCCAAAATCTTTAACCATTTGTTGTCCTTTTTCACCTTCAACAAATGATTGTCCAAATGTTTTTTTACCTGTTTGAATTTGAAATTGAGATAGTTTTTCATTTCTTCTTCTATCCATAATTTCTCTTGCAGAAACTTTTCCAGTTGTTTCTGCTAATTCTTTCATGGACTTGGCTCCTGCCCCCATATTGACTGTTGTTTCTATTGTTTTCTTTAATAATGCTTCATTTTGTTTCTTTAAAAGATAATATGTTCCAGCAAGTGCAACTACTCCAACTGCTAGCGCACTTTTTGGACCTTGAATTAAGGACATGGCCATTGTTGCTGCAGTTAATGCACCAAGTGCTGGTTGAAGTTTTTGAGCAATATCATTGCCCATCATACTTAAAGCACCACTTGCAGCATATGTACTCGTCATTAACATGCTAGAACGCTGCATTATTTTTTGTTGGTTTGCTTGTTTTGCTCCTGCTGTTTGTGCATCTTCAGAACTTTTTCCAATTTTAAAGAATTTGCTTTCATCTGCAAGCCTTTGTTTCTCTGCTCTTCTTTCATCTGCACGTATTTTTAGTTGAGCCTGATATTCACGTCTATTAACTTCTTCTTGAATTTTAACTTTTCTTTGTTGTTTAGTTTGAGAACGAGTGGTTCCAGTTGCTTTGTATTCAACTTTACCTGCATTCATTGCTTGAAGAATTGGACCATGCTCTTGTGTTGCTGCTTTATTTACTACAAATTCTCCAGGTGTTAGTAATGCTGGTACAGTGTCTTTTTCTCCATACCCTGGAACAGAACCACCATTGTTTCTACGTATTGCAAATTTGAATCCTTTAAGTGCAAGGGCTTGAGCGGTAACACCTGATGGATCAATACCTCCTGATTTAATATTTAATAAACTTCTGAATGCAGTAAAAGTTTTATTATTTTTTGTTGCTGCCATAGTATCTTGCATCATAGAAGCAAGACTTACTGGAGGCTGACCTTTTTTATTTATACCAAGACCGCTATGCTGTGTTCCTTTTCCGGAAATTTTACCTCTATTACGTCTATTAATATCTGATAATGCTCCACTTTCCCAAAGTGAATCAACCTTTTTTAAATAAGCATTTCTTAAAGATTGTGTATCTATTCCTGGTGATGACTGAAATGCTTTGTAAATTGCTTTATAAGTCTTTCCTGCTGGAGGATATTTTTCGTTTTCAGAATAGGCTGCGGCAACTGCAGTCCTTTGAGCCATTGCGTTTTTCCAACCACGTTCTCCAATGGTTTTCATATCTTCTTGTAGTTGAGTTAATGCAATAGTTCTCATTCGAATTTGTGATTGAGAAGTTTTTCCAATTGGATTATTTAAACTATCTTGAAGTATTTTTTCTGATTTTTTAGCATCACTAAATGTTAGTGGATACGGTTCTGGCAATCCAAGTTTTTTTGATCCAATTGTTAATTGATTATAGCCCTGATCTCCCAACATTGTATATCCAGCATTTTTTCTAATACCGTCTAGCCTGCCACCTACATGTGTGGGTTGTGGTCCAGAAAGTGCGTCGCCATAATGCAACTCTACTGTTCCAGCAACTCCACCAGGTTTTAATATACTTAAATCTTTAACTGGCTTTCCTCTTAATTTAAATCCTCTAGCAACTAATAATTTTCTAAATGATGGATCTTTAATTGAAACCCTATGACCTTTTTCGCCTGGTCTTTGAATAGGCTTAGTTGTTGGTTTTTTAATATCTTGAGTTTTTCCTTCAGCATGTACTTTGTGAATTTCTTTCCAGTTAATCTTTTTAGCATCTTCAACTCTTTGTACCATTTGAGCATAAGCAACTTTTTCTTCTGGATTAAGATTAAAAGATCCAATAGAAGATTTTAATTTAGGAAGAACTCTGTCTAATTCTTGTATCATTGCTTTTTCATATTGTGCAGGAGTCATTGATTGTGCTATTGATCTTGTTGCATCAGCAAAGTATCTTTTTGCCCCGCCTTTTACTCCTAGAAAGTTTACCATTGCTTGATCTTTTACTGGAAGCATTCCTCCAAAATTTCTTTTTCCAGATGCCGCTCCAAAAACTCCAGCAGGTCCTACATCAGCAAGAACATTTCCAGATAGATTTGATTTTGACAAATCTTTATCACCTCTAACAACAGAAGCAACGGCTTGCTTAATGAAATCAGATTTTGTAAACTCACCACTCATTGCTGCAAATCTTGGATCAAACTTAGACTCTAAAACAATTAATCTTCTTTTTGAATTGTTTGGATCAATCATAGTGCTTAACTTTTGCTCTGGTGAAACTAATCCATGAACATCTCTTGCAATTGTAGTTCCACGAATTTCTGCTAAAGCAGATTTTTCATCTAAAACTGGTTTAACAAAAACTTTAGAACCATCTGGTTTTTCATAGATGCCACCAATTCCAGAAACTGGAAAACTTCTTCCACTTGATTCTGCAATTAATTTTCCAAAGTTTTTTGGTCTAAGTTTATTAAGATTACTATTTTTAATTTCATCATCAATTAAATCTAATACTGCATCTTGATTTCTTATACCTTGAACGTCTTTATAACTATTTGGCATTCCTAAAAATAATTTTTTCTTTTCTGCTTGTTCTTTTTGTTTTGCAACAAGTGCTTTAGCATATTCTATTGATCCTACACGGAATTTTGGTAATGTTGGATCATATCTTGTTCCACTCTTTACTTCTCCAGCATAAGGATTTCCTCCAGTTCCATCACCACGTAAAACAAATCCACCTTTATTTAATCTTTGCAAAAATCCTTTATTTTCTTGTGCTGCATCTTTTGTTACAACAAATTCTCCTGGAGTTAATACTGCTGGAACTGTATCTTTGTCTCCCGTTCCTGGAACCCAACCTCCGTCTCCAAACTTTTTAGGAGCACCTGGTTTAAAACTTGGTTTCATCATTCCTGGATTTATTCTTGCAAAGTTTGCCCCTGCAAGGGTTGCTCTTTGATATGCTGTTGCAAGAGCATTGGCTGATGCTGCTTCTGCTGTAAATGTTTGAATTAATCTTGAGTGTGATTGATTAAGCGCTGTAGCCACTGCTGCTGCTTCAATTTGTTCGGAAGACATGTACCTGGTTTGATTACCTAAAAAGTTAGATTCTTTTCCTAATCCTAAAAATCCATTTCTTAGTGTTAAAAATAATTTAATTATATTTGCTGCACCGTTAGCAATCAAACCAAAAGTCATAAGCAAGGCTGGTCCTACTAATCCAACTGCTCCAACTAACATTACAATTGCTTTTTTACTTCCTTCTCCAAGCCCGTTAAATTTTTCTAATATTCTACCAATAAATTCTACAATTGGAGTTATTGCCTTAAGAAATTGTTCTCCAACTGGAGCAAGTGAAACTTTAAGGTTTTCTAATGATTTTTTAAATTTAGTTCCAGTTGCATTTTCTACTTTTGCAAGTTCTCTTTCTGAAAGAATTGCAAGTTCTTCTATTGATGCTCCTGCTAAACTTAGTGTCTTTGAAGCCTGTGTTCCACTTTGTGTAACGTTTTGAAATAATGTTGATAAACGTGAAAATTGAAACTTACCAAACAATTGTTCAATGGCTCTTGATCTTTCTAGTGGGGCAAGTGTATCAAGTGCTTGTGCAAACTGGATAACAGTATCTTTAATGTTTCCTTTATTTGATTCAACAATTCCATTAATGTTAACGCCTAAATCTAAAAGGAATGCTGCTGCTTTCTTTGATGGATTAATTAAAGATGCAAGACCAGACTTAAGTGCGTTAGCGCCTTCTGAAGCATTAATGCCACCCTCTTTCATTGCAGTCATAAAGAATGCAAGATCTTCAACATCTCCACCAAGTTGACGAACAACTGGTCCTGCTTTAGGAACTGCTATAGTCAAATCTTCAATATTTAAAACTGTTTGGTTTTCTACAGCATTAAGAAAATCAATCTTTTGTTTTAATTTATCTGCCTCAATTCCAAAGGCATTAGTTAATGATATAGTAGTTTTTAAAGCCTCTGCTTGTTCAACTCCACCAAGAACTGCAAGTCTTGTTGCTTCTGCAACTTGTGCCATTAATTCGGCACCCATTTTTCCACTAGCAGCAGCATCTGCAGCCATCTCCATTGTTTTTTCAACTGCAACACCATACTTTGTAAATGATTTTGCTAGTAATTCAATTTCTTTAAATGCTTTTTCTGTTTCACCGGAAGTCGTAAACATTTCTCCGTAAACACGTTTAAACCTAACTGCTTGTTTTTCCAATTCCATAAATGTTTTTCCTGCTGTCGCTCCAAGCATTGTTAATGGAACGGTAAAACCAACCATCAACTGACGGCCAGCCCACTGTGTATTTTTACCAAAGTTTAATAGATTAGTAGAACCTTGTTTTAGTAGTTGTCCAAACAACTGTTGTTTTTGTGAAGCAATAGCAGTCCTTGTTGCTAAATGATCCATGTCTAATGCAAGTGGTCTTATTGCTATTGATTGAATTGCACCATTTGCTGTTCTACCCATTTTAATATATTGGGTCTGCATTGTTTTAAGGCGTTCTTCTGATACCTTGCCAATTGTGTCATACTCTTGTTTGAAAAGTCTTCCAAATGTTTTTGTTGCACCGCCAGCATATCTAAAATATTCTCTAGTAGAAAACTTGTTTCTTTCTAATGAATCAGTAAAACTGTCAGCAGAACTTTTGATTGTTGTAAGACCTGCTGCAAACTTTCCAGTAGCATTTACTGAATTTATAAGATTACTTTGTAGATTTGCTTGTGCTTTTGCAGCAGCAGAACTTGTAGTTGCAACTGAAGAGTGAAAAGTTGCAAGTTGTCTTTGAAGTGCTTTTAATTGTCCAAGTGCTTGAGAGGCGTCAAGATTAACCTCAATATTGGATTGTACATCAGCCACTCATAGCACCTCTTTACTTTATTTTATATATTAATTAAAGCACTATCTGAAAGGTTTGTTCCAGATGCTGCTTCAACAATTTTGTAAACTGTAGGTAAATCTAGATTTTCCTCAAGAGACTTTAAGTCTTCTGCCAAATCAGGCTTATACTGTTGCATAGCAATTTGAACACATTCCATAAGAATACTCATTGACTTATCGTTGTCTTCTGCTACTGCTGCAATACCCTCAAATTTTTTCATAAAAGGACGTAGTAGTGAGATTTTTAGTGGTCTAACTGAAATCTTTGTTCCATCAATAAGAACAACTACATTCTCATCTACTTTTGTTGCTGCTGTTGCCATTTGTTTCTCCTTTTGTTAAGTTAGTTAATTATATCACGAATAGGTTTATTTTTTAGTTAAATCTTCATAATCTAAGCCCATTCCAATACCAAACCCTGCCCTTGTTGCATTAGCACCTTGTAACGACAATACATCATTGCCATCACTTGTTTTTCCACCACTAAAGACTCTTGCTTTCATGTCTTCCCATTCTTTTTGTCCCTTGCCATTTTCTGCATTTTTATCTAAATCTACGCCTTGAATTGCTGCTAAAAACTTTTTTTCTTCATAATCTAAATCTCTTTTTGAGGACAAGGTTTGCATTAATTCTGGAATAGAGAGAGATGCTTCTAACTCTTCATAATTTTTCCATATTCCTAAAGTAAAAACCTCTGATTCTAGTTTGGCCAAATCTAAATCAAACCAACCTTGATCTTTGTCTTTTGACACTTCTTTAATTGGTTTTGCTTCATCTTTGTCAGAGTCTGAACCTTCTTTATTTTTTTGTTTTATATTAATTCCCGCAGCAATTTCAATAATATCGTATAGGGTATTAAGATCAATGTGATCGTCTAGATCTAAAAACAAATCTGGGCTATACTGTTTCATGCATATTCTACAACATTCTAACAAAATATCAATAGACTCTTCATCATTTTTTGATTTTTCAAGAAGGACAAATACATCCATAAACTCTCTCATATATTTAATCTTTAAAGGAGAGCACTCAAGAACTTGATTGTTTAATAATACAATTCTAGATGTTTTAAAAACTTTTGTAGCCATTAGTTAATTTTAGCATAAAACAACAAAACCCACTCCCGTTATGAGAGTGGGTTATTGTTTACTTTTTTATTTATGCGGTAGTATAGTTGGTGCCAGATCCATCGTACCATGTACGATCAACGATCTTACCGTATGTTGCTGTTGTATCATCTGGAAGCATACGGAATGAAACTTCAAACATAGAAGCCTCTTCACGCTTTGCTGAAACTGTAACTGCCTCAATTGAAAGAGCACGATATCCAACATATACACGCTCTACTGAGTCAGAACGATCTCCATCACCAGTTCCTGGACCACATGCAACAATACCACGCTCAAGTGGTACTTCTCCAATATCTCCTGCTGAGAGTTGAAGTGTACGACCTGCTGAAGTAGTTTTTGTTCCAGTCAATGCTGAATCTTTTCCTGCGGTTGCAAGAAGTAAATTTTCTAATGTTGCTTCGGCAAAAGCGGTAGCAAGAGAAACTTGCATTCCCTGCTTGTATAGTTTAGCAACGTCAAGAACCTGATCTACGGCTACCTCGCCGAAATCTGGTGTGAAGGTCAATTCAAGACCATTCATTGTATAGCCAACATTTGTAAAGTCTGGGTCTATAGAAAGTGTAGACTTGAAAGACTCTGTAGCACTAAATGATGGAATTGCTGTTGCACCTGTTGGTGTAAGTTTGTAGTCTGCAACGAAAATTGCTGCTGCACCTACGATAATATTTGTAGACGTACCACGTGAATATGCCATTTTTAACTCCTTTTTTCAATTTTTTTTCTATATTAAGTTATCAAAGCATTATTAATGCCTTCTCTAAACTATTATATCAGCCTTTTTATGTATAATATGGGTTTGGATTATTTATACTATGATAGTCATATTCAATAATAAACTTATTTAAAGTGAGTCCACGCAGGGAGGAAAGTTCTGTCAGGTCTCTAACCTCTTCTAATTGATAGACCTTTATGTCATGAAAATATACATTTCTAATTAAAGGCACTGTTAGATCTAAAATAGGAGAATCTCCATTTTGTTTTCTCATTGCCCATTTATTTAAGTCTTCTGCTGCTGCATCTGCCCTATCTAATAGTTGAGATAAAATTGTGCTAACATCTAAAATTTTGCTGGGAGTGGAGTATACATAATACAGTAACTGCTCACACTTAAGTGGATACAAACCACTTCTTCTGTATCTAAAAAGTCTATCATATTGAACAATTACGTCTGGTTGTTGATTTAAGGCAATGCCTTCATCATCATATTGTGTTGGTATGTCTACCCTGTTTTTACTTAAATCATCAATTGCTGCTGCGTTAGATGGTATTGTCAAAACACTAAACCCGTATTCATTTAGTGCTGCTTGAATATAAGCATTTATCCAAACTGGTGGAAAAGGTAGATCTATTACATCTTTAGTTGCCATTTTACTCTACCCCCACATTAATGTTTGTAATCCAACGATAGCCAACTTCTCTACCTTTTGATTTTCCAGTATTTGATCCTGTTCTTAAATTCTTTTTATATACTGCTGGATTACTTAAATGATCATAAATTCCAGATGCTCTTAAAAATGTTTGTTTAAAATAATAATTCATAAAGTTATCAAATGTTTTTTCATAGGAACCTTGAACCCAATCTCCTCCAGGATTTGAAACATTAACTGGATTTTTTGTAAAAATTTGTTCTCCCCCAACATCAAAAGAAAGTACGGAAGCGTTTCTTGGTTTAATCACAACTGGTTGGCCATACTCCATAATTCTTGCTTTGTTATAAAATGGAACCAAAGAACCCTGTTTAATTGATGTTGATTGTTTAAAATTAGACTTAATAGATAATCCTAAATTACTTACGGTATGGTCAACTTCAAAAAGTCTTTTAGATGCCATTCCAACCTTGCCCCATTCATAAACATGGTGCATAGACATTGGATCCATTTTTGCATTTGCATCAACAAACATCTTTAACGCTTCTACTGTATCTCTTCCTAAGTTATTTAAAAATACTGTTTTTCCTTTTTCTATTCCTTCAAAAAATCCAAAAGAGTAATTAACAATATTGTTCATTTTTTTCATAAATTTTTTATCATCAAATTTAACTTGCATTAGTCAGCCCCACTTTGATTTTCTGTTCTTCGTAAAACAACTTTATAATATTCTATTGTGCCAAAAGGGTTTACGACTGGATCATAGGTAGCAATTTCATAAATTGTACCTTTTCCAGAACGCTCTCCAGAAGTTTCCTGATATATAAGTTCATCCATACTGTTTCTTATATTTGTAATAATAATGTTTGTAAGTGAATTGTTATCCTTATTTGTTGATTTGCGAATGTCATTTTTAATTCTTCCAATAAGCATGTTTTCATTTTTTGTAAAAATCTTTGCCTTGATATCTTCTGCTAATGCAGTTCCTCCTGGAGTAAAATTAACAATAACGCTTTTGTCAAAAATCCAATTCTTTAAACCAGAACCGTACATATCACGCTCAATAGTTGGATAGTATATGTCTGCAATCATTGGATACATAAAGTCTGTTGCTTCGCATGACATTATAAAACTCCGATTTTAACTCTTATATCTGCTATATACTTTGAAAGAATTTTATCAACTAAAAGATTTCCAGTACCATTTAATATTGTTTTATCAAATTGAAGTCTAAATTGGTCTGTATTGTAACTAGTTACATATCTCTTATAATAATCAAGTTTGCCACAACGAATGTCATCTATTAACATTAATGTTGCTTCTTTAATGTCAAGGGGAACTACTTTAAATCCCGTCTCTAAAACAAAAGTAAAGTCTGATTGGTTGTCAAAGGAGTTGCCGTAACCAATTGGTCCAAGCCAGTCTGACTGGGCAGTTGGTAAAAACAAAGGAGCCTGCTCTGATCTGTTATATTCTTCTCCTGGCAAATCTTTAATAACCGCAGTTCCATTATCACTTAACTTAAAGGTAATTCCAAAAATTGCTGGAGTTGCTAAACTACTATCATACCAAAGAATATTATCTTGATATACTTTTAAAACTTTATGACTTTTATAGTTAATTGGTGCATAGTCAGTTCCAAGTCCTACATACTCAATTATTTTCTTTTTATAATAAAATCCCTCTTCAAGAACTGCGTCAATAATAGATCTTGCTAAAAATTCTTGTTTTTTATATTCTGCAATTTCAGTTGCTGTAGTTGCTAAATCATTTGGATCAGCATATGGTCTATAAATTTCAAGGCTATCTTGAACAACAATGTCTGCGCCTGCTCCACTTTCGGCTTCATAGATTGTAAGGGTATAAGATCCATCATATTTTACGTAGTCGTCATCTAAAACATAAGATATTTTTTTGTTGGCATTTGAGGTAACTTCTTCTTCAATTTCTGTAAAATCTGGGCTTTCAATAACTAATAAGTAATCAGCATAGGCATTTGGAACATCATAGGTAATTGTGATTGGGTATGGTGGAAGTCTTAATACTTGCATTATTTAATACCATAGTGCTTTGCAAGTTCTAAAGCGCTAGCCTCTCTAACTGATTTGTGTTGTAGGTATATATCAACAAATTCTGTTTTAACAATATTATAGCCTTGATCTATGTGTCCATATTTATCAAAATGAAGGTTTTTATCAGAGTAAATGACTGCTTGACTATTTTGCTCTTTAACTTCAACAACTTTTTCTTGTGTTGTTGTTTTTTTTACAGTTGACATTTTACTCCTTTGTTATTATTATATCAGATTTAATTAAAAAGGGCAGAGAACGAATCCCCTGCCCTAGATAATTGCTTAATGATTAGGAAGCAGCAATGTCCTTGTAGGCAATTGCATCTTCTTCTTCAATTTGAACACCAAAACGTACGAATACGGTGTATTCAATTGTATCTTTCTTTGGAACATATTGACGATTGACGGTAATATCCCGTTGGAATCCCCAAATACGGTTCTGTGGGAAAGTAAGATCGACATAATCTGCTGGGTAGTAAGGAACTTCCATTACGTCAACGCCAAGTACACGAGTGGTACGGGCTCCTCCGAATGTTTGTCCTACGCCATCAAGATAGTCTTGACGATTTGCTTGTGTGCTACCGTTACGGCTTGAGAAAGCCTCAGAAATAGCATCTGCAAGAGTACCGTTGTTACGTACGATGCTTTGGAAAACATCTGTACCTGCATAGAACTTAAGATTGTTCTTAAGTGCACGATACTTACGTGGCATTGCATTGATAATGCCTTGCATAACTGGAGTTGTCCAGTTATCGCTTGTAACTGCTGGAAGAACTGAATCGTGTGCATCTCCATTAGTTGTGATTTTGTTAACAAAACCATCCATGATTGATAGGAAGTTTCCTGTTGAACCATCTCCGTTGATAGCCAAATCTTCGATATCATTACCGAATGCATTGGTCATCAAACGAACAAGATGATCTTCAAGAGCAGCCCCTTCAATATTATCTTCTAAACCTTCTGATGTAACTTCCCAATCAAGACGAATCTTTTTGGTTGTCAATTCTACTTTAGAAAAAGTAGCACCAGCGTTTGTATATGCACCACTGCCTTGAGCAGCAGCACGAATTACACGCTCACCAACGTTAACTTTTTCAAGTTCCATTGTATTTGCTCGCATTGTAACTCTACGTCCGTCTTTTGCAAGAACAGTTGCATCCCAAACATAGTCAATAAATTGACGAGCCTGTTCAGGTCGTAGAATTCCACTACCTGCTGCACCCGAAGGATTTACAGCGTTTGGTCCGGATGTGATTCCAGAAAGAGCCGTAGGAATATTTCCTAAGATTCCTGATGCTGGAGTTGATACTCCACCAATTCCACCAGAAGCAAAGCCACCCTCAGAGTTAAAGTTTCCTGGGACAGACACGCCTGGTTGATTTTTAATGATTTCTTCTGACATATTGTTCACCTCCAAGTGAATTTCTACTTAAACAGGTCGGAGTCTGTGAGGAACCGTCCGCCCCATATTGATTTTTGAACCATCTCTGGTTCCTGAACAATCTCACCGAGATCGCCAGACTTGCGGAAAGCGGTGTCTTGCTCTACAGCATCCACTCTCTTTCCAAATTCATTGTAAGAATCCTTAACTTCTTTAACCTCACCGGAAATGTTTTGGATTGACTTACTTAGATCAGCAATTTGAGCCTGTAGGTTTAATACAGTCTCTTCATTCAATGATTTAACCATTGCTGTTAGATCGCCAAAGGCATTAGCAAGAGTATTCTTGATTTCAGCAATTGCTTCAACTGCAGTGTCATCAGATTTAGCGATCTCTTCTGTTTTTTCAACAGTCTCGACAA